GTAGCCTGTTGTGCTAAAAAAACGCCTTGATTACGAGATCCACGCTTGCTATTACATCGACTACAGCAGGCAACCATGTTATTAGGATCATAAGCTTCTGCCTCAGTTGATCTAGATACTGGGATTATGTGATCTACTGTATTAGCTGGCTGGTTGCAGTAATAGCAGGTGTACTGATCCCTGGCTAGGACTGTCAGCCTGATCGCTTTGTACTTACGTTGACTGCGTGGGTCTCCTCGCTTAGCCATTAGTAGTACCCATGCTTTAGATGGTATGCCAATGCCTTACAAGGTGTGCCGTATCTATGAGCTATGTACTTAAGTCCGGCATCTATCTGCTTATAAGGATCTTTAGTCTTTAGCTTTAATAGCTGTGGTATTCCATATGCAGTAGATCTCTTGTTATCAGCTCTTGGATTCCATCGTGACTCTAAATGCCAAAGCTTCTCTAAGCATAGGTATTGCCTACTGTTAGTTAGTTTTATATGACTATAGAGTTTATATTTTTCTTTCTCTATATCATTATTATTAATAGCATAAGCATTGTTTATAGATGCTATTACAAGACTAGATTGTAGCATGCCCCACCAAATCCATTTGAATTTACGCGGGGTCTTGGGCGTGTCGCTACTCATTACAACCATGCTTTTCATCTGGGTTGAAGTCGCAAAAGTAGCAGCCTGCGTTTTCTCCACAGGTTATACACATATATTTAAATTGGATGCTATCGCAGCAATAGTTATACACACCGTTATCCTCAACTGTGTAGAACTCCTCACCAAGCTGCTTAGTCATTTACTACCACCCCATCCTGTTCCCTTAAATATGATCGATGGCGCGCTAAACACGCGTATCATAGGGTAGCTGCAGCACAATGGACTGCTATCGCCATGTGTATTTACCGGGTGATTCATCTCTAGTTCAACGCCGCATTGATCGCAGCGATACAAGTAACTAGGCATTTTGCACCGAATTAGGCATAACCGTATAGGCACTCATGCAGTTTTCACATTTAATAATAATGATCGGCACAATGCCATTAACCAGGTGAACCGACAGGCTCATCTCTTTGTAATCCTCGCAATTACAGCTGATCTTTAGCTCATTAGTCATGCAAAATCTCCTCATCTGTAGGTACTTGGCTATCTAGTAGCATTTCAATGCCCATAACGCCACAGCCTAAACATTGTACGCAGACTACGTTGGGCGGTAGGTTTACAAATTCATCTACGATCTTGTGTGTTTGCATGCCTTTACCGATCTTGGCGCAAACTCGACAGTTAATCCTCAGTAATGCCATAGATCGATTTCCTTAATGTATCCATTTCAAATAACTCACGCTGAGATATCCAAAAGTTACCATCGGCAGGGTTGTAATACTTGACCTTCTTAGCCCACAGCACGGGCATCCAGCCAACGATTTGATAAACAGGTGATTTATTTACGCACAAAATAGCCACATCGGTTAGGCGTGGGTAATCCTTATGGATAATCAAATGGCCATTAATGTATTTAGTCCATTTAACCTCAAAGCCAAGATTGCCTACCTGTATATCTGGTGCATCGTGGAAAGTATTGACCGTAGGTATAAAGTTACGGATACCCATGTATTGCGCTACTGCGATCTCAGCCCCAGCAGCTTCACTATGTTCAGCTATAAACTCATGAAAGTTTATCTTTGTGTTATATCGGCCAGCATGGTCAGGCGTATTAGCCTTCTCGCCTGTGCTACGGGCAAACCCACTAGCTGCTGCCTGTAACTCCTGCGATCGATCTAAGATCACCTGGACTATCTGCGCCATCTCGGTTATAGCCATATTGGTTTGCATTGGTCGCTGCGTGATTTGTTACTGCATGTATAGCCCCGGTATTTTGATCCAGTCTTTTCGCTTACGCCTTCTTTGTAAACCATACGGCCGTGTGAGCAGATCGGTGCAGGGTCTAATACCTCGCCACCTAATTGCGCTTTAATATCTGCAATACTTTCGGCAGCTGGGCGCACACTTCCAACACCTTCAACCTTTACTGCAGGTGTAGCAGTAGCCCATAGATCAACCTCTACTGCAGGCTGAGCCTGTAAGCGTTCTACCTTTTCCATGTCTTGACGGGTAGGCCGCGCATCGCTTGGCATAAGCAAGCCTATGCACCTTCCAATCGCGCTTGTACTACAGTTCTCAATCCAAAAATCTCTGTTTACGCCTCGATCGGTACGCAGCTCATAGGCATAATCTACAGCTGCCGGTACTACATCCTCATGCTCACGGAATACGCTGGCACGGATAATAACGTAGCCATCCTTGACATTTATCTCAACAATCTCAGTAATTATTCTGCCTGAGATATGGGTTTCTCTAAACCGTTTGATGCGGCTATTGACATCCTCATAGTTATTTAGGTCAAAGGCCATTACTTGACCACACGATCACTAGCTACGCGCATACCAGCTGCACGGCCACGATTGAACCCGTCTTTAACGCCTTCTTTGTAACCGACCGACCAACCTACTAAAAACCAAGCAACACTAACCAATATAACTAATACTGCTACTGTTTCTATTTTCATTTACTTCGCCCTTGTTTGGGTTAAGCCGTGCTACACCGAATTAGGTAGCCCTGCCTAACGTGTAAATAAAGGGTAAGGGCTGGGTATGACAGCGGTCAATAACCGACACGCCTAACGGCTTAAAAGGATCTCATAAATACTATCCACCTTGGCCTCGATGCGATCAACACGGCCGCGTAGGTTATGGCCACCGTTACCGTCTTGGCGTAATTCGCTTAGGTAATACTTAACTAGATGGCGAACCAGCCCAGCCGCAAACCCCATAAGAGTACATAATCCTATGGCTATTGCTATAAGCGACTGGGCGGCCGTCATTACTTTACGCCGAAATTCTTATCCGACGGGTTAAGTCCACGCAATAATGGCCCAATAAGGCCTGCTACAAATGCGTTAGCTAGTGTTTTAGGGTCTGAAATTCCTGACATATACAAGGCCGCAGCACAGCTCGCAGCAGCTCTTAGATACGACAGTCCAGCAGCTATAGCTTGTTCTTTCATGGTCTTACTCCTAAATGCCCTTAATTGACTTGTTTCAATACTGCAATCGTATGCGTACCCGATGCAGCAATTCCATATAAGCCTTCATGATCTCCTACAGGCACTTGCATTTTATCGCCGTTATCTAGTTTGTAACCATTAGATGTAGTTACGTTAGCATCGCCTAAATAGACAGCACCGCCGCCTAAATTATGTAGCCATACTGTCTGATCCATAATATTTGCAGCTACTAAAAGCGTGGCTGTAGTGGTTACTGTTACTTGTGCGCTAGTCGGCATAATTTAATCCTAACTTCTCAATTAATTTGGCTGTCTTAATAGGGTCTTGTGCTATTTCGAAATGCATTTCGTCTTTGCGTTTCCATGTACCGCCCCAATTTAGGCCGTACTTCTTACACAAGGCTAAAATCATCGTCACTTCACCTGGCTCAAAAGTGCCAGCACGGCCAAGAGGATGCCTGGTCGCGTTCAGATCAATGGCTGTGCCGCTGCTGTGATTGCTCAACTTGCCCGGTACGCCTCTAACATCGCGATAGCAATAGCCCCAGTCATCTAGCGTGCCGCCATCGATCGGCTCGATCAGCTCATTAAACTGCTCAGCAAAGGCAACCAGTAAAGGTGCAGCGAAATAGGCGCAACGCAGCTTTATCTTTGTACCCTTAATTGGGTAAGACTTGATACGGATTGACTCAGCATCCTTAGATGCTGGCCAACCGTTATAACTAATCGCTGACATTTTTCGGCTTATGGTCGTTGCTGTTACATATCCATTGGCAAGTATTTTCATCTAATACTGCTTCACTATGTTCGCATTTAATGCCTATAAAAGCATCTCGTTCAACGTCATAAGTCATGCCAATCCCAGCATAATTTTTGCGAATAGTGCCGTTATAACTGGTTTTAACCCATGTACCGCCAAGTGATTCCATAAATGCTTGGCCTTCATCAGGCTCATTGTTATCGCCTACTAATACGCGGATTACAATATTGTTTTTATCTATTTCTGCCCAGTGACTCATATCAAACCGCCGATTTCAGATAACGAACTATTACAACGCCTGAGCCGCCTGCGCCGCCATATTGACTTGAACCGCCTGATGCGCCGCCGCCTGAACCTGTGTTAGCAGTACCGTTAGTTCCAGCACCAGCAACAGAAGCGTTACCGCCACCACCTGAACCACCTGTACCAGCTCCACCGCCACCGCCAGTATCGTTTACAGTTCCAGCTCCACCGCCAGCGATGTAACCGCTAACGCCTAATCCCGTTGCGGTAAGTGCGTCAGATAGTGCGCCCCAGTTAGTAACTGTATTTGTGCCCGCACCGCCGTTGCCGTTGCCGTTGCTATAACCGCGGTTGCCAGCTGCGCCTTTACCGCCACCACCGCCACCGCCTTGGCCGCCAGCAAGTGCTCCACCGCCACCGCCAGTATTTCCTTGGCCTGACGTAGCAGTACCACCTGATGCTGCGCCGTTAATTGAAGCACCACCGCCTGAACCGCCTGGGCCACCGCCATCTGGGTTACCATTTCCAGTTCCACCAGCATAACCGCCGCCTGAACCTGATCGACCACCACCGCCACCGCCACCATCGCAAGTAGTTAATGATCCAAAAGTAGAACTATTGCCAACGTAACCGTTTTTGTTATCTACGTTATTGGCTGCGCCACCACCGCCAACGGTAACATTGTATGTACCGCTTAAAGATTGTGAAGCAAATCCAAGTACGCCACCTGCGCCACCGCCGCCGTTAGCTGATCCGCCTGTTGATCCACCGCCACCTGCCACTACTAAAACATCAGCGGTTAGACTTCCGCCACTTACTATTAATGAACTGGTAGCAGTAAAGGCACGATAAAAATAAGTAGCATCGCTAGATAATGTGCCACCGCTAACGCTTGGCTTACCTAATGCGTAAATAGCAGCAATCGTGTTTAACATTATGCGACCGCACCTACAACGTACCAAGCATCAGTGCCAGTTTTGATAAGCGCAGCAGATTTATATTGCCCCAGTGTTGGAGATGCAGCAGTAGCACCAGCAGATAGCACTGTAGTCGTACCGCTAGTTACAGCTGAGATAGTACAAGTGCCTGCGCCTATATTCATTACCGTGATAACTGTACCCACGGCAAAAGCCACGGATGCGTTAGTAGGTATTTTAAACGCGTTAGCAGCTGCGTTAGACATGGTTACTAGCACCTGGTATTGATCGGTTAATACCGCTGTGTATGTAGTGCCAGTCTGAGCATTAAGGGTAAATGCCACTAGGCCGTTAAACATGCCGCTAGTGAGTACATCACCCGTTACTGCTGGGAATCCTGTTGCCATTTATTTCTCCTTAGTATGAAAGTACATTAACGCCTAAAACTCCATAATTAGCGTTACCAATAATAAACCCGTCTATTACAGGCTCTAGTGTAGTAAAGGTAGTGCGCCATTTATTCGGGGTAACGCTGTGTGCCACGCCGAAAACTTGTAGGGTCTTAGTAAGTGTTGAACTACCAGGTTGGTTAGTAGTGATAGTTACCGGGTCAAAGAAATCTAAATCTAGGGCTGCAATTATGCCTGTGTTGTAATTATCTGTGTATAAGTCTAGCTCGATGGCATCGCATCTCACGCTAGTTTCAGCACGGCTGGCAACGTATGCACGGGCATAGTCCAGGGCCACTGCATCGGTCTGCATAAGTAAGTTCTGGATATTGTAAGTATGGGCAAAATATTTCTCAACGCTTGCAACATTTACTGCAGACTGAACGCTGCCGCCTGTACGGCTTACGTTTGCCTGGTTAAATACAAGGGTGTCATCTGTACGCCATACGGCATTGGAATAGCCAATATCTGTACCGTTATCGTTAAACACGGTAGCTGTACCGCCGATGCTGGCAGTAGTTACTAAACGGTCTTGGAAAGTCCACGATCCCGCTGCATCTACATATACAGCACCATATTCGCTATTAGTGGCTGTCTGTAAAGCTGCTAAGGCTGTACGCGCAGTACCGGGGTCTGCCTGCAACGTAGTTAAACCAGCATCAACATCACGCATAGATGATGGCCAAGCAATAGTGTTAAGTATCTGATTGATCCGTGTACCGCTTAGATCGCCAGCAGTCGCACCTGTAACGGTACTGATTTGGGCATTTTGCGCTAGGCGCGTGGCATCAACCGCTGAAATAGTCGTGTACACGACATCGTTCGCGTTGCGTGGCGTAGTGGTCGTATAGCTAGTAATAAATCCGCTAAACATTGGGTAAGTAGTACCGCCATAAGTAGCCGATATGGACACCTTACGCATAGGGGTTAAGAATCCAAAGTACGGGCTACTAGGGTTTTGTGGGTTAAAATCGCCATTTTGATCCACGATACGCAGGGTTAGTGTGCCCGTCTGGAATTCATCGGCTGTAGCTGATCTGCCGCGCTTTGTACTAACGCTATCGACTACGTTGCTTACATCTACGATTAGCGCAGCTGAGTCTGCCAATACGTTAGTACCGAATATGCCTTCGCCAATGATGAAGGCTTGGGCAGTCGATGGGCCTGTACCAAAGTTAATAACCGCGTTTATAGTAGGTACTGGCATTAGCCGTTGTCCGGTAACGTTCCAGCAGGAAAACGAGATAAACCTCGCCTATTAGCATCTAGTAACGCATCGTTTACAATTTCCACAAAATCATTACCATCTAATACTGAGCCTTCAACTATTACTGTTACTGAGCTGTTTGATGATCCTGCTGATCCTGCAGGTGGCATGTAATCAAAGATGCCCCCATAGCCAGGTGGTATTGGTTGGCCGCCGCCACCAACTCCAGGTGGCAAAATTTTAGGTATAACTTCAACTGCACCTTTTGCTATAGCTAGACCACCTGTTAACCCGCCAATTATTCCTGCTGCTGTACCTAGTAAAGCTAGGTAATCTTTTAAATCCTTCATTTTAGTATCGTCTGCTATTTTCTGAGCAGCTGCAATACGGGCAATTATATCTGTTTGTGAAGTGTAGTTGAGAATATCTAGCGTGGCCTGAGCTGTTGCCACATCATGCAAGGCTGCTAATTTTGCTATTTTTAATAAATCTGTTTGTGTTTTCTCAGTATAAAAATTAGCCTCAGCTAAGCCACCTGATGCAATTATAGCTGCGTTGTATTTTCTGTAGGCTTCCGCACGCGCTTCATCTGCCTGTTCTTGTGTCATCTTTGATGATGATATGCGGTCTAATTCTTTAAGTAATATTGCGTTAATTGAACTTAATTCAGTTTGGCTAATCTCGGTTATACCGGCTAACTTATTAGTTTGCTGTTCTTTGGTTAGCAGCTTTAACTCAGCTAGGTGTTTAAGGGCAGCCTCGCCGTTATCGTTTTCAATCTCTTGCATAGCCAATAGGCGCAGGCGTTCATCTTTATCGTAGGTAGCCTTTAGCGCAGCTGCTATCTGAATCTTAGTTAAATCAAATACCGCAGCGGCCTTAGATAGCGCAGCTTTAGCCTTTTCTGCCAGTAATCTTTTCTTTTCTAATTCTGCTTGCTTTTTGGTATTTGCTAACTGCTTGCTTTGTAGCAACGCTAATGCCTTGGCTCGCTTGGCTGCATCGGCTTCTAATTTTGCTAAACGCTTTTTGCGTTCCTCTTCAGATAATTGTAAAGCTGTTGGTGTTGGTGTTGGTGTTGGTGTTGGTGTAAGTTTTACACCAGCCTGCGCACCCGCAAAACCCAAGAATATACTTTTAGGTAGATTTTTTAGGTTTTTAATTAGCGTAGGAATAACACCGATTACACGGCCCGAAGCCCGTGTAACGTTAGCAAGAGCAGTAGCAATAGTTTCAATAACATAAGCCGCATCGCTTGCCTCAGTACCGCCACCAACAGCCGCAAAAGCATCAACTAAGCCGCCGCCAATAATCTCGGATGCGTTGCTTGTTGCCACGCTTAATACATCCATGCTGTAGGCCGTTGTGCCTAAGTAATCACTAGCCGCCCCAGCAGATTGTTTTAATAAAATTCCTAAAATTTCATTAAATGACTTGGTACTCAATTCTGATCTAGTTAATCCAGTATTGTATTTAGCCAAGCCTTTAGTAATACCTACATAACCTTTAGCCAAGTCAGTAGATACGGTGGCGAGATCCATACCCGATGCGCGGCTGATTGTGATGGCATCGTTTAATAATTTTTGTGATTGGACTAATGATCCCGTAGTGGTCAATAGCCCCTGAAATGCTGGCCTCAAAATGTCATCGGCGATGCCTGCCGATCTTTCAAGATCGGCTATAAATTTAGATATATCTACGTTGGCAAATCCAATGCCTAAATTATCTACAGCATTAGATAGACGTAGGGCTGCTGCTTCATCCTCAGCAAAGGCTTTTACAGCTTGTTTGCTAAAGTTAATTACGGCTTTTGTACCAAAGGCTATACCTAGGCCACCAGCTAATGATTTAACACTTTTCATTAGTTTTGCTGTAGCTGTGTCTGCCTGCTTAAATGCTTTTTTGCCTGTGAACTCAGCGGCTATATCTATTCTTACTGATGGATCAATGGCCATTAGTTATACCCCACAGCCGTATTAAATTTATCCCGGGCAGACTCGATGGCCTTGATAACGGCTGCGTTAGTCTTGCCGCCATCCTCTTTCCATGCGCGAAAGATTGCGCGGCCTTTCATCTTGCGTGATTTACGGCCTGCGCCTGTTTGATTGTTAGCATCTACAATCATGCCGTATTGGTTCATCGCTTGTACGAATATGTAGCCTGCTTGTGGATTACGGCTACGGCCTTGATTAGGGCCAGCAGCTACAATATTTGCGCCTTGGTTATAGCCTGGTCGCTGAACAATAAATGATGATCCCTGCTCACGGCCATTGGCATGTACACGGCCAGCAGTTTCATAGATAGCACCCGATGCTGATGCGTTTTGAATACGCGCTAACGATCTGAACCCTTGGCGGTTAGGTCGGCTAGGGCTGGTTTTATAACCTACGCCGCCTTTAGCAGCTCGACCATCCCACACGGGAAATTTGCCATTACTTGATGCTTTACCCCAGCCCGATAAGGGTGCTTGCGATGGAATAAAGCCACGCGCCTTAGACACAATAGGTTTAAGCAAACTAGCCATTTCTTTGCGTGTGTCTTTAGCTAGATCAGGCGTAAATTTTCTTAAAGCCTTTTGGAGATCAATGCCGCCTTTTACCGTTACTGGCATCTTTGATCTCCTTTGCTCTATCTTTCATCGCTTCTAATAAAGCTGTAAACATCCTGCTATCTAACCCAATTAAATCTTTAGGCGGTATTCCCGTTTCCAAACTGATCCGTGCGATCAAGTAAGTAAACGAGTCACGCCTTATGCTTCCGGGTCATCCTCTAACACATCCACCTTTTTAAGTGTCTTTAAGAATTCTGCGCCGAACATTGGCACGGTTTCGCCAGCAGCTCTTAAACACTCCCACGCCAACCAGTACACATCTGTCTGTTTTTCATCCTCACGAAAAGCACGATGAAAACCTTTCTTTGCGTACAGCTCGAACGCGTATTCAATAGATGGTGTTATCTGATGCTCAGATACGTTGCCATCTACTTTTGTAACTTTTAACTTAGCCATGCTTTAGCCCCTATTCTGTTTATCAGGTAGTTGTGATTACGATTGGTGAATTACATGTAAATGTAATTGATTGTGTAGCGATGTCTGCTACTGCGCCGTTAATATCGGTTGTGTTATTAACTAGGATTGTGGTGCTGTATAGCGGATTAGTAGCTGATACTGCTGCGCTTGTCTGCTTTAGCGTAATAGGCACTGTTGTACCCCATGCAGCTTGCAAGGTTGCGTTTACGTTTGCTGCAGCTGTATCGCTTAGGAAATCTAGAGTAATTGTGCTGGCCTCTAGACCTTTAACGAACTTATGAGCTGTATCGCCCATAGCAGTTACTTCAAGTTCATCAAATACACGGTTAATTGTTGCGCTTGTAACGTGATCTGATAGAACTACTGAGTTCAGCGTTACTACAACGGTATTGCTTAAATATACGGCCATTTAGTTATTCCTCTGTTTTCTCGGTTGCAGGTGC